CTTATAGTAATAACTACCCCATCACTTACTGTTCCTGCTGTTGTAGCAGCCAATACTTTTCCTCCCTCTACTACCATAGGATTACTTAGTATTTCTACACTAGCAGACGTTGATAATGTTTGAGTATGTATTACTTCAAAAGCATTATTAGTAATAGTTATTGTAGGAGTATTAGATCCTGATTTATTAGTAACATGTAGAGACTTAACAATAATAGTTTCATTATCTCCTGGCTCTAAAAGATTATTACTTTCAGCCGCTGTTACTGTTTTACCATAAAATTTATATTCGTTTACTACTGCCATTATGAATCTAGAAAGAAAGTTTTAGCTTCTATCTCTTGTTTAACTTCATCCTGAAATGAAGAGTTTAATTTTGTAATTACACCATCAAGGTCCCTGACCAATGATTGTAAATTCTTTCTGCTGTATTCTTCTTCAGCTCTAGTTAATGATTGTACAATTTTTGCCATTATAATATACTTACTAGTCCTCCTTTACGTAATCCGTAACCAAAACCACCTTTAGCTCCAGTTTGTCCAGCACTACTATAATCAGCTCCACCTGTATTTTGATTATTATTACCATCACCTTGATTAGATGGTTGATTCTCTTCAGCATCTACGCCTGGATCAGCATAATTCTTATCTTTAAATTGTGGACCAACGGGGCCTCTCCATTCACCACCGGCTCCTGCATACTCATCATAGTCCCCAGTTTCTTTAAATTGTTTATCTGCCCAGTCCTGTTCTCTAGCAGTTTCTTTTTCCCAAGCCGCTCTTTGTTTTTGAGCAGCTGCATAATTATCTTTTAAAGTATTAAAATTTTGAGTAACATTTCCATAAAACCCTAATCTCGTTTGCATACCTTTAGTTAATCTATTCCATTCTTTTAATGCATCTTCATCATCACTCTCAGCTTTTCCGGTAATTTGATTAAAAGTTATATTAGCCCCTGGGTTATTTGTTGAAAACCTCTCTGCACTCTTAGCAAGTGCTTTATTTAATTTATCAACTGTGTTACCAGCATACTCTGAATAATTTCCAAAACCTGATCTTACATTAATTCCAAACGGATCTTGGTCTCCCATGTTATTATTGGGGTCTGTGTAACCCATATACATTTGTGTTAATGCTTGTTCAGGAACTGTAAAGTCACTGTAGTATTTATCGGGCATTGCTCTTGCAATTAAACTACCAACACCCAAAGGTATGCCACTAGTTAACCGTTCATCTAATTGTGGAACTACAGGCATTTGTCCAAAAGCCCCGTATTCTGATCCTTCAACTGGTAGACCAAAAGAAGTCATGCCATCATTATAACTACGAGTAAAGTTAGAATTATATGGATTTAAACCCATTTCACTTACAGGTCGTTGTCCTCCTCCAATAAATTTATTAATTTGCTGCTGAATCCAGCCAGGGTTTTCTAATTTATTTTGTCTATCTGCAATAGCTTTATTAAAATCCGATATTTTTTTGTCGGGAGAATAATAAGTTTTTCCACCACCACTATTAACAAAAGCATTAGTGTTAGGTATTCCATATGATGTTGTTATTTCTTCTTCTTCTTCAGTAGTGGTAGTAGGAGCTTTGTAGTCTTTAAGAGCCCAATCCATAGGCAAAAATTTATTGCCTGCATCATATCTTTCTTTATCAACACCGGTATAAAAAGGAGCCATTATCTTCTTCCTCCTGGGTGTATATCCAGTCTAATTGTACCAAGTTTCCAATCTTCTCCACTAGCTGTGTTAGATACCGTCATTGCAATTGACCGCGCTCTTAATCTTGTGTCTTTTTTAGTTGTAGTGTTATCAACTGTATAATTTGTTGTAGTAGCTGTGCTGTGTGGGTAGTCTCTCGTGGTAAAACCAATCCTAGTATTTCCCGTCTGTGAAATAAAGTCTGGTATAAACCTACTAATTCTCATTATAAATTCTCCGTCTCCTCTAAGGTCAGGCATCCCTACAACTTGGCCCCCACCTCTAGCTGTTTTTTGAGTAATGTCAAAATCACCTGAAGTAATAGTTCCAAGTACTGCTGTAATAGCTCCTCCAGCATTAACTTGATCGGTTCCTGTTTCCTGTTTATAGTATACCGTACTTCCGTCCGTATTACCAGTAACATCGAACGAGGCATCATCAGAAGGATTATAATAAGTAGCGTGGGGCTTATCAAAAACAGCTGAATCTCTCCAAGCTGCTCGGGGTAAAGTGCCTGTTGTCCATATAGGACGTTTATATATTGGAGAATCTAAGTAGTTATAAGTCACTACTCTGTTGACTGCATCAGAAGCGGCTGTACAATAAAACCAACTTATTTCCCCAAAAAGGTTATTTAATCCAGCATTAACCAGGTCTCTAGAAGTAAAGTTTAAATCATCATAAACATGGTCTTCTACATAACATTGTAGTGATCTTAACTGACCATCGTAAGAAAAGAATCCATTCTCTGACATCCAGTAGGCTGTACCATCTACTTCAATGTTAGCATTTTTACCTATTAGTCCACAGTTAGTTCCTACCTGTTCGAATGAAAAGGTAAATGGCTGACCAACGAACTTCATTAGGAATAGTGCAGTATCTGTCCATACATAAATTGCATCCCTACCTTTGATAGCTCCCATAATCATAGAACCATCAGCAAGTCTCTGAGTACCGGCGGTATTGGTTGCCTTAACTGTATAAGAATCAGTTTCATTAATACTCTCTTGAGAAGAGAACCTTATAAACATGTCATCTTGAGTTGTAGTGGAACCGATAGTTGTTTCAGTTCCAAAGAATACTAAGTGTCTATCGGGTGTAGATACCAATACATGACGTGATGCTGTAGGTGCATTTGCTAATACAGTTGCTCTTGTAGAAACAGCACCAGGTGCCGCTGCATCCCATTCAAAACATTTACCGTTATAAATAAGTGCTATTAATTTTGTTCCATAGTTATCTAATACCCATAAACCTGGGTCAATAGTAAAGTCAGCAGAAGACGCTTCACCCCAGGCAACATATTCAGATATGTTGGTTACAGTGTCACCACCACTATGTGATGCTTTTGTTGTACCATTAACTTCTCTAGCACCTCCGCTTAAAGTATTTGTAGAAGTATCGTTAGCTGTAAAACTTATATCTTCTGTTCCAATTCTTATTTCTCCAGTTGACGGAAAAGCAGCAGAGTTGGTTAAAGGAATATCAGTTACAGTGTCATTAATACCAGAAGCTAGTGTTGTAGTTGCCGGGCCTAATGAAGTACCACCAAATAATCCTGTACCCCAACCATAACCCCCTAATTGTTGAGAAGGTCCTACTGTATAATAACATAGTACAGAGGTGCTGTTTCCATCACTTGTAGTTAAAGGCGTCCCTGATTCCTGAGTATCCATTGTAATTGTAAAAGTATCTGTAGTAGGAACAGATGTTACCATAAATTTTTCATCTTCAAAAGTAGCATCACTATAAGTGGATCCAGCAGTTACTCCTGTAACACTATCAAACATTACAATATCATTTTCACCTAGACCATGAGATCCAGTACATACTACTGTAACTGTTGTTGATGAAGAACTACTTGTAAATTTTGCACCTGTTAAAGTAGTTCTAATTGGGTGAATGTCATAATACACTCCCCCTGAATAAACATATAAAATTCTATTAGTTCCTATAGCTGCGTATTTAATACCCGCGTTATCGTCCCAATGATGAATAGCTCTAGCTGCACCAGTTAACTTATCGTCTCCTAGTTGAGTCCAACCACCTATTTTTTCTGGGGTACCATATCTAAAACGAACATTGTCACCATCGAACCATTGGCCTTCCGCTCCAGTCTGTGTGACTTGTTTATTGAATCCAGGTAAAAAACCTAACTTTTGTAGCATATAACTCCATCATATTATGTGCTCCCCATCGATGGAACACCTAACATTGGCCTTTTGTCGAACCTGTTTTTTTCAGCAAAAGGACCATTTACATGGTTATAATGAAGAAACACTTGTCCGCAAGTACTTCCTTCAAAAGGTTCTCTCCAATGCTCTAATTCACATCCACTATATACCAGCATATCGCCAACATCAAGTAAGAGTTTAGTGCCCTTGGGAGCGTCAGGTTTCATTATATTTTTATATTCATCAATTACATTATTGGATCCTGTGCCATCTATAAATATAGGCCACGGATCTCCCCCTAAATTAAGGGTGCAGGATACTTCACAGCTTGGTCTGTCCTTATGTCTAGCTAATATATCCCCTTTTTTATAGAGTCTTGCGTATGAGTATGTAGGTGTCAGATCTAAGTCGGTTTCTTTTTTCATAACAGGAAGCATTTTCATCATTAAAGTATCCATTGCAAAATCCCCATAAAGAGAATAGGTATTTGGGACTTGTTTATCCGACCAGGTTCCTAATAGACCTGATTCAAAATGAGTGTTATTCTTATACATAAATGCTACAGCCTCTCTTTTAAGTAAAAAATAATTATAAAGGAAATTAGCCAGCTCGTAACTTAATGCTTTTCTAACCACTTGATATTTTTGTATTCTAAACATAATGATGTTTTACCTTATGAAAGACAACCGGCATTATTTGATCTATGATCCCAGTTTCTCTGTCTCTTCTTACTTGAACTTGATCCGGAATATGGAAATAACTTCTAATCTCCTCATCACTATTTAAAACTTTTCCTTCAATAGGAAAAGTATCTGGTTTACAATTAACAATAACGACAGCCACTTTCTTTATCCCTAAATCTTTTGCTATTACCATTCTATTATTACCAACAATTACTTTAAATATATCCCCGTAAGTCTCTCCTCCATATATAATATGAACAGGGTCTTTGATACCCTTCTTAATTATTGAGTCTTTCAAAACATTATAAAAATCCTTTTCATTTCCTTCTGGTGAAAATTCAGGCCTTTCTAAATATGAGATTTCCTCAACGGGCATTTCTTTATATATTACTTTAAACTGCGAAGCCATCTTGTATAAAATTAAAACTTACCGATATTCTAAGTTCTTCTGATTGATTGGGTTCAACACAGTGCCATAACCATGATGGAAACATTATCGCTCTATTTTCTTTTGGATCAATATGAAAATCTCTCCATAAATATTTAGGGGGTTGTCCTTTTTTTCTAGTAGGCATACAAGTTTGAATACCAGGTCTTGGATCCTGACAAACTAGTCTACCACAATTAGCAGGAGCTTTAACATAGTAAGCACCACTAAATAATGCATTGGGGTGTACATGAGGTTTATTAAAACCTCCTTTATAATTTATATTAGCCCACATATTTCCTAAAATAGGTTTTCTATCCAACCATTCTTCATCAAATACTCTATAAACCATCTTAAATAACTCATCTACTAATGGTTGGTATTCAGGTCTTTTATTCATATCGGTTTCACTATGCCATCCATTCACATTTGTTTTTTGAACACCCTCATTTTCCTGAGACCATTTCATTATATTATGAGCAAGCTCGTTTGTATCTAACTGAAAATCTTCAGCGTACACAAGTGTAGGAAAAAACCCTTCTTTAATCATTTAAGTGGGGGCCCTCCAAACCACATTACTAAAGATCTTCTAATACCTCTTGTCACAGGTTTCACTCTATGTTGTAGATAAGATGCAAAAAATATAGCATGTCCTTGTTTCATTGGAGCTACTTTATCTTTTGACGTAATTTCTAAATCACCACCTTCAAATTCTGATTCAGGAGATAACAAACAAGTCATAGATATTTTTCTAACTGGTGGTTCGTGTTCACAAGTAATATCTGAATCTATATGCCACTCGTAAAAACCACCTTCTGGATATTCTGTGTATTGTGCCATTTCTGTTATTTCCATTCCATCATAACCAAAGTGATTTTGATTAATTTTTTTCATAGTTGATTCTATTTTTTCGTACATAGGTTTCATATTTTTAAACGGAATCCAACTAATATAAGATGTTCTTTTTTTAGTATCTAATTGTCCTGTAGCTTGGCCTCCTACTTCAGCTGTTACCCTGGTCTCTCTTCTGCCTGTATTAATAATTTGTTGGCATTGCTCGGGTGTAAATATAGGGTCTCCAAGTGTCCCAACAATTAACGCTTTCCATTTAGGTTCTGTTGGAATCATGCTGTACCTCTATTTTTAATTGGATCAAATTGAACATCACAGTTTGCAGCCAACGTTCTTCTTTTTTCTTTAGTACCATTAAAAGGATAGACTGTATGACGCATGTCATAAGGAAAAATATAAAAATCCCTAAGATTCATAGGGGGCTGATAATCTATTTTTGCAAATTGACCACTACTTGATCCAAACAATTGTAACTTACCGTTTTGTTGGACATGGCTTGCAGAATATTCTCTACCAAAAGTGGAAGGTAGTTTTAATATAATAACTGACGATAAACCTGTAAACAAGTTTCCTCTATGTACATGGGTTGGATTATATTCATGCTCTTTCATTTCATTAATCCATATAGAGTTTAAATGTAAATGATAGTCCTTAATTTTATTAAAGGCTAAATAATGTTTAAACATTTTAAAAAAATAATCGGTAACATTAGTCGGTAAATGGTTATGATTCTTCATTTTTACTTGATCAATTCCATGATAGTATAAAGAATGTTCATCTTCTATTTTACCTACCAGTTGTCCATTGGCTTTAAATAAATCATTATATTTTTTTTCATAGATAATATTAAGAGTGTGAAATATATCTAAGGGTACTTCGTATTTTAAAATACTTTGACCTAAAAATACAAAATCAAATTTGATGTTGGGAGTCTGCATTATGAGTAATTTCTTCTTTCTTATCCACTTTGTTCTCT